CACGAGCTTTGCTAACCATGTCTCTAGATACTGTTATCTCTTTCATGTGTTAACTAACTCTGCCTCTGTGTAGGGTATATGAAAGAACAACTCGCCCTTCCTTATGTACCTACCCTTAGCTTCACCTAAACTTTCCTTAGTAAGTAGAGTGTCCTTGATACGCCACACTTGTTTCATATCCTCACGGAATACATAGAAGTTTAACACCCCATTAGTACCCTCATACTTATCCAGTAAACGTTGCTTACGTTCAGGAATACGAATCTCTGCCCAATGTGTAGGCCAATCTTCTTTCCAAGCTACTTTGACTTCAGCTTCATTGAAGTATGTATATCCATCTTTCTGAGAGACAACATCTACGAAATAGTTCTCTTCGGTATTAACTATAGTATGTCCTTTTGATTCTAGTAATTCAACTAATGTATCCTTAGCTTTCTTATCGTATGCCGCATATAATGCTGGACTAAACTGTTTTCTTACTGCTGTCACTTAGGTATTCCTTTAGTTCTGTATAGCCCCCAAGGTGAGTGCCATCTGGTTTAAATATTTGTGGTACTGTAGTGTACCCTGACTTACGCATTAATGCCAGTAACCATTTACTACTTGATGACTGAACATTATATGTTGTTACCTGACTTCCTGCAACACCTCGTAGTAATTGTAACGAGGCATCACAGAAGTTACAGTCGTTTCTAGTTATCACTACCCACATTAAACTAGGTCAACAATCTCGCAGCTATCTCCAGAGCAAGCTAATGTCTGGCTACCTGCAGTATTATCTTCTTGCTCATAGTCAGACAACTTATCCCAATCAATACTATCAGGCATCTGATCTAGAAGTATATGATAGTCTGTAGCTAGACACTCTTGATAAGGTGCTTGTTGATACGTATGCTCATTGTAAGGTAAAAATGATACGCCTGACATTTCATCAAAATGTTTGTACACAAATGCTCCTACTTCAAACCATTCATCACTCTTAACGTTGATCGTAACGCTAGGCTTATGCTCACACCATGATCGTTGATAAGCTAACCACATTTCTAGCTGTTCAATAGCTGACATATCAGCAGTAACTACTGCACCCTCTGGAGCTTTCATAGGGAAACTAAACACAGTAGTCTGGTCAGGCTTCATTACGTCTGGCTCATTAGGGATACCCTGATCCATCATGAACTGTGTCAACGGGTCTTTGTTGTCTCCACGTACAGTGCGAATATAATAGGCTGAGTGACGAGCGTGAATGCCACTGCTAGAGTCAACCAGTTGGCTGACAGTACCGCTTGGTTTAACACAGCAGATAGCAGTACTGACAGGGATATCAAGGCGTTCAGCCCACTTAGCATTAGTAGTAATGGCGATTTGTTTGAGATGTTCAAGAGTATTCTCCAATCCTTTGTTAGATGTTGTCATTAATGGGTTGTCCATTATGCCTGTCATAGACACACCTAATAGACGTTCTTCTTCTGTGTTGCGTTGCCATATCTTACGTAGATAAGGAAACTTAGTGAAGGATGATTGTATTGTACCTAAGATAGTAGCAAGGCGTACCTTGTTTTCTAGTGTCTCTACTGTATCAGTAGCACGTACTACAATCTCCGTTAAATTGCAAAACTGATGGCTGCGTAAGATTATCTCCGAACATGGATTTGTTCCGAACTCATAGTTGCTATCTCGTCTACCATTCTTAGCCGCTTGTACCTTAGATGCTTGACGATTAAAGATACCTCGTTCACCTGAGCCTGACTCAACCAATGCCATCCACTCACGCATGAACGAGAGGCTATCCGGTTTCTCTGAGTAGGCTACAGAGTTATTAGCTAAGGCACGTTGTGGATTATTCTCCCACCATGACCCTGACTTAGCATGACGCATACGATCATCTGATAAATTACTCAATGAAATCATAGCACTACGGCGTACTCCACCTACAACTACTACCTCACCTATCTTACACATGATGTCGTGACACTCTAGTGACGATAGCTTACGCCCTTTAGCGTGTTGAAATATATGAGTAACAAAGTTAAATAGATCTACCAGTGGGGCAGGGCCGGATGCTCTACCGCCAAAAGTTTTAAGCTTAGCTCCTGCAGGACGTATCTTAGTCACGTCCCACTTAGGTATCTCTCCACTATATAATAGTGCAATCATCTGACGTAAAGCTTTAGCCCAACCTTCTTTGCTATCAGAAACAACAATAGTTGTATCACTGTAGTATAACATATCCGGTACATCAGGTAGCTTTTGTACTGACTGACGTTCAACAGAGAAGCCTACACCTGTACCACACAACAGAATAAACATAGCCTCATCGAATGCCACTGGTGTATCTACTGCTAAGTAAGAACAGTTGTACCCTGCTGTGTTATCACGAGCTAGTGCTGGCCCTGCTGTCATCAAGGCTCTCATTGAAGGCATAACTTCTAAGTTCATGATAGCTTCTTCTATCTCTGCTATCACTTTAGGGTTATCCCCTATGGAAGGCTTGACTATGTTAGTCATGTAGCGCCCTACTGTTCCACCCCATGTCTCTCTTCTACCTTCATCATCAAGCCAACGTGCGTAGCGTGACTTGTGTATAAAGCCTTGGTAGTCTGTAGGTAATTCGTTGTTCATTTTATTTATTCTCCTCTGCGTATTTCCTATATTCATCAAAGCTGTCAAACTTTATAAGTTCTTGATTGTCTTCATCAAAATCTACCCAACTAAGAGTTCCATCTTCGTTATTCATTAGGGATGCACTTGTAATGGTAGCATCTTCTAGGTTCGTTAGATCTACTTGTTCAACTATTTCCAGTGTTTCAGGGTTAACAAATATTAAATCATCCTTCTGAACTATACGTTTTAATTTGTTTAAAGTTTCATCTATTTGTGATACTTCAATTTTCATCTATTGTCTCCTGACCCTTTAATTTTGTTTCTGTCTTGTCTACTGGTAAGTTTTTCTATGTTCATATCAGCTATCTCATCTAAGTTATAACCAATATCATTAGCAAGATTAGCTAAGTACCACAGTACATCACCCAATTCTTTAGCTACCTCATGTCTATTGAAGACACCATCCCTAACCTGTTTCTTAACCTTCTCAGCTACCTCACCTGCTTCACCACAAAGCCCTAGCGTAGGGTATAGTACCTTGTGTGTTGCCGGATATATAGCAAAGCTTGATGCTTTCTTTTGGTACTCCCTAAATCCTATCGTCATAGTTTTTCCTTCACTACTAAATTATTAATCTTTACGTCATCAATATCGTAGAATGTATCAGCTAATAAATCGTGTACATCCTTACTGTGATCATCTTCATATGATCCTAATATATTGTTGTCTTCATCTACTACAATAGAAAAGGTTACTCCAAAAGTTTTGTCTTTCATTTATATTTCTCCGCAAGGCCTTCATTCATTCTACTTAAATACCATGCCGCCTTCTTCATATCCTCTTGACCATTACCTTTGTATCTATACCTATGCTGATACTTAATCATGTTGCCGTGACAGTAAGCTATAAAACCTTCTAAGCCTAGCACCTGCCTAATATAATCAATGCATTCTATACCGCCTTGATTGTAATGAGCAGGACGATCTACAGGATCGTACACCTGATGATCTTTTTGTATACTAAACTCTTTCCACTTAGCCATCATGCATTACCTTTTGTTTTTGTAAACTCGTTAAAGTTTATTACCTCAGCAGTCTCTTCTTGTCTAGCAATTTGTTCCTTTAAAAGTTTAAATCTGTGATCCATAACTCTTTCATAAAGTTCATCATCATCATTCATTAAATCTAAAAGAGTTGTACATAACATAGCTACGTGTATGCAATCTTCTAGTACCTCCTCTGGTAATGTACTATCATTATCGTAGGATATTCCAGTAGTTACATGTCCGTGCCAATCACCTTCAGTGTAAGGGGAAGGTCTTATTATTACCGCTACTTCATCGTCTTCTAAGGTATAACTCATACTAAGTCCTTCTTTCTGTCTTTAAAACAATACGATCTAACTTGGTGCAAGATCCTTTTTCTTTAAGCCACTCTTCAGGTATGACCCTGTGTGACCATTGGAAACCATTCTTCTCACACCACTCAAAGTTTCTTTGCTTAGCACCTTTGTTTATCTTAGCCTTAGCATTACTAAACACAAAGCGTATGTCTAACTCAGGGTGTTGTCTCTTTATTTCAAGATGCTTGCGTCTGTCATCCGGATCAAACTTTCCTTTGGTTTCTATTATGATACCATTGTCTAACTCGAAGTCCGGTGTGTAGGTACGATACCTTAGGTCTTCCCATTCTATCTTAAGCTTCTCGTATCGTACCTTACGTTGCCTAGTCTTCAGGAAAAGAACGGCCTCTTCTTCAAGGCCGGACTTATATTTACTAGCATTGTGCCTACGTCTGTAGCCCTTTGCAAACTTAGTCATCAGATGGTGCTTCCTCACCTGTCAAAAGCTGTTTGAGTTCAGCTACCTTAACCTTAAGCATAGCATCTGTACACTGTGCATTTAACTGGTGTGTTCCTGTAACACTTTGTAAATTCTGTACGAGATTAAGAACCTTCTTAGCTTCATCCGTAAAGTCTTCAATAGTATATTCTACTTCATCTAAAGTAACAGTTGTCATTGTATTTCTTCCTTTATATATGTATAATCAATTAGGGGTTTAACGGCGGCTTGACTTACCTTAGATTCCATAGTCATTAGATCAGGCCAACACTTCTTCTTGTGGTCACACCAACCACAGGTTTTATTTAGTTTAAAGTTACCACTAGGTTTCCTACGGTATGTCTCTTCTTCTGGTTTAAAGCAACGAGCAAAGGGTTCAT